ATCTTCCACACTTTGAGAAAGAACCATCTTTCTTTTTACTTCCTATGTCTACCCATTTCTGAGCGAACCATTTTTTAAGTCCATTGCTTGCCATTACACCATTTTAGTTTTTTTACGTCTGTCTGACATAATAGCGCCACAGCCTCTAGCTACAGAACCACTTTTTAATCCTTGTCTTCTTAATCTTTGAGTAGCTTCCATCAATCCACCGCCCATTCTTAAAACTCTTGTTGGAGATCTTGGTTTTGCTTTTTTATCTCTTAGTCTTTTAAGTTCTTCTATAGATATAGATCCCTGTTTACCAGTAGATTTTTGATTTCTAAAACCCATTATTTTTTTTCTTTCACCTCTAGGTTTAACGGCACCCTGTCTTATTTGTTTTAATTTACGATTTTCTATTGGCCCACCTTCTGCAGCAGGTTTACGTCCTCTAAAATCTTTTCTCTTTACACCACTTGGGTCTTTAATTTTACCTGCACAAATTTTACTAGCGTAGGCGTTAGCATATGCTGACGGATACACTTTAAATTTTCTTTTCGCTGCGGCTTTACCTCTTGGACATAGTTTAGTCATTATTACCTCATGTGTTTTTCACGCATGATGCTACCAAAACTTCTTTTTCTATTTTTTACAAACTTGTTAGCAGCTGTCATTCTTTTTTGCGCTTTTTGTTTTCTCTCTTCTTTTGCAGGAAGTTTAGACATAGCGGGTCCACCACCTTTTTTATTGTCTCTTTTTAATGGCGCTCCTTTATCATCTCTTTTAAATGCTTTTTGTAATCTTTTTAATTGTTCTTGCATTTTTGGTGGTAGTGGATTGTCCATTATTTCTTTTGTTGCTTTTTTACCCTCTTTTGATTTTAAAAATTTTTTTGCTGCTTTTCCTAATTTTACAGCTATTCCACCGATAGCAGCTTTTTGTCTACCTGTAGCTCCTGCTATTTTATCTGAGTAAGTTATTCTATCTCTTGGTGGTGCTAAAGCTGCAAACTTTTTTTCTTTTGGTGTTGTTGGAATTTTACCACCTTTATTCATTCCAAATCTACGGCTCATCATTCCGCCGCCCATTTTACCAACTCTTCCACCTTTATTAAAATCTTTAGGTGCAATAAATTTTTTAATTACTTCAGTATTCTCTTTTTGTATTCTTTTATATCGCTCTTTATTTGATTCTGATTTTCCTATTTTAGCTCCAAAAGTAAATTTATCGTCTTTTTTAGTTTTTGGATTTTTTATTTCAAAAGTAGTTTGTTTTAATTTAGCTTCAGCTGCTTTTGTTTTTTGTTTAGCTATTTTTAAATCTCTTGAAGCTTTTTGTAGTCTCGTTGAAGGAACATTCGGTTTAACAGATTTAATCGCTGCACCAGTAGACTTTACTTTTCCAAAAATTTTTTTACCTGCTTTTACAAAACTAAATACACCCATTATTTTTTTCCTCCGTTTTTAAAAATCTGTGTACCCTTTATACCATAAATACTCGCCACGACAAGGATCCACAAATTTGTGAACCATGACGGCAGCTGCTGGAACTGCTCAAAGAACTCTTTTATCTTTGCAGCTGCACCAGGATCGTCCGAGAAGACACCCCAAGCAATCACTAATATCGGGAGCGTTAACACGATCAACACGAACTCGTCTTTCCAGTCCGATTGTCGGGCCTCTAACAATTTGCCCTGGTATTCGCTCTCACCTCGGGCCATCTTAGAAGCATGCATGTGTTGAGCGTCTGCCATCGCCATCTTCGTCTCTTGTTTTTTCTTATAGATGTGCGTTGCAGCGTTTAAGCCAAGTTTAAGTGCACTGAACCACATAATTATATTACGTTAGCTGTTTTTTTCTTTTCTGATAGCATTCTTTTAGTGCCTCTTACTGCAACCTTTTCAGGTTGAACAATATAATTGACAGCACCGTTAGAAACTGTAGCAGATCTAGGATCTTTTGCTAGTTTCGGCTCGGGAACGCTAACTACTTTTTGTTTTTTATAGTTCATCATAACTATTTGCTCCTTTTTTTGGTTTTTTCCACACCTTTTATAACACCTTTATTCTTAGATGCATAGAAAACAGTCTCGCCCTTCTTTTTTCCGTACTGTTTCTTCATAGATTTCATAATTTTTTTACCTTTTTCGTTTAATGGCATAATTAATCGTCTATCATCACCTTTGCTTGGTCAACTCCGCTCTTTGCAAGGCTAACTCCCGCTCTTAATTTTGCTAAATCTTCATTTTGCTCCATTTTATCCTCTGCAATGTCGCCTTGTTGCATTAATCTTGCCCTTGCAAGGTCAATTTGTGCTTCGTCGTTGTCTTTTTTACGTTCATTTTCCATCGCACGTAAGTCAACTTCTCTAGATTTTAGTTTTAGTAACGGATCAGAGTCAAATTGTGACGTAATTTTCTTCTCTTCTCTCATAAACTCTTCAGTCATCTCCGCAATCAACACAGCTTTTCTCGCTTCTACTTGGTTTGTAAGAGATTGTAGCTGTTGTTGCATCATTGGATCCATTACAGCTTGTTGTTGCATCATCATCATTTGTTGTAATTGTTCTCTAAACTCTAATTCTATCTGTTCTTGAGCCATTATTGATATGTGTTCTAGTATATTTTTTTGTATTGCAGCCATAATTGATGGATTATTTCTAACCATGTTAGTTGACATAAAATTTAAGTGTGCAGTTATGTGTGCTTGGTGGTCTTGACCTGGAAAAGCTTGGAATGGTTTACCTGCTAACGCATTTATGTGCTCCATGCTTGGGTCCATTGGTGCATTTGGTGCAGGTGGTGGTAAAACTGCGTCCACATTTTTAACACCTATTGCCTCGTACATGTTTCTGTACACTTGATACAAGTTGTGTATTTGTGGGTTTGACGTTGCAAGTTGCAACTGTGTTTGTGCAAGTGTAATTCTTTGAGACATAGAAAATATATTTGGATCTGCAACAGGTACAACATCTATTCTATCATCAAAGTCTGCTTGTTTAATATTTCTTTGTCCGCCAACAACATCGTATGGATATTCTGGTGGTAAATATTGTGACACTGCTTTTGCTAGTAATTTAAATTCATCTTTCATTGCTGCATAACATCTCTTATGTATTGCAGACATAACTCTTGAACCACGTTCTAACAATGCAATCGTTGTACCAACAGCTGCTTGTTGGTTAGAGTCTCCAACTTGCATGTCAGCTATTGCAGCGAATCTTTGTCCTGCTTGTACAACTATGCCTAATAAATTTAATAATGTTTGTGATGGCTCTTTGTATGGTAGTGGAAAGAAAGCTTCTCTTAAATTACCACCTGGAGCATCTACATCTTTGAACTCACCAGGTTGTATAGGAGCTGCTTCGTCTCTAACTCTAACACCTCTTTGTTTAAATCCTGCTGGTAAGTTTGATAATGTCCCCGCGTCTAATAATTGACGGAGAGCCGCCGTTGCCGTACGACTCAATCCGCCAATCATATGAATGAGTCCAAAGCC